CTCGATGGCTACTCCAGGCTGGGCCCATTTCTGCTCAAACTCCCTCATATCTACCGAACCTGATGGTATTAAAATTTTTGTATTTGTACTTGTAGTAGCATGGGCGATAATAAGACTTCTCGTTTTATTAATGTATTCCTGCATACCTTTGACCATGCGAACATCTGACATAGGATAGGGGGTTCTGGTATGTTGGTTCATGAAGAACACAATAGGATACTTATCTATGGGGAGGATACGAGAATATAAATGTTTATCGCCCATAATTACGCACTGTTTAATTCTTTTTGTCGGAACAATAACTACTTCTATTGCTCCATTTTCGACAAGATCAGCAAAGGTTATTTCCTGTATACTGGGTTCTTCTGGTAACTCTAAATTGCCACGAGCTCTCCCTTGCTCTAATTTTTCTTGATATAATGTTTGCAATTGCTGTATTGCTGCTTGTGCCTGCTCTGGCTCTACTACTATCTGTCCCTGTATAATCCAGGCAGGTTGCTTTAAATATTGCTTATAATCATCTTCGTCTAATAAATCCTCATCACCAGTCATACTCTCAAATACTCTATAGTGATCTATCATTAATGGATAATATCTCTCATATCCTCTAATATATTCCTTACTTTCACCAAAATTATGTATTGTCTGGGTCTCTGTTGATTCAGGCCAAGTAGTCTCGCCATCGTCTTCTCTCCCAGTATTTGGCCTATCCGATAGAAATGTCTCAGTAGTAGCATTCCCAATAGCCTTCTTATACATTGGATATAAAGCCTTCGCCTGGTCTTTCGTATAAAGTCTTGATATGATTACATTTTCAGCATCATCTGCAAAAGGATGTCTTGAATTAGGATCAATATAAACGTCAAGGGGGTCTACATCATGTATACAAACCTCACCTTTGCCCATATCCATCATTGAATCTATAGAAACTAAAGCACACCCAAGACCAGTTACATAGTAATCATCAACAACTCTTCTTAATACAGTATTCCCTTCTGATATTTGCCATATATATTCTAGTAACCCATTTATAGCTTGAGCGACTGAATTATCACTATCTTCTCTTGGGGAAACCCTGAACTGTGGTTTATTAGCAGTTATTAAAGCTTTTGCTGCTTCAACTGCTGGGTGAATACGATTTACAACTAATGCAGCCTGCCCACGCTCCTCTAAGATACGCTTTTGGTCAGCTGTCCACTGTTTGCCAAGACGAAACTCCCTGTCTTCTTGAGCATGATTTGCCCAAACTTCACGCTTTTTGGAATATGTTTTCCATATATCCTGCGTTTCATCAACGAGTTTTTTGCCACTTTTCTGTGATTTTGAATTGTAAGCCATCATTTAATATTACGAATTACATAGTTAACCAGTCAAGTATTTTATTGCTTTTTATTTCAACCTCTGCTTTAGGGTCAAATTCATCCCTTTTTATTCTACATGGCCTTGAACCTTCAAGGGCAGTCCATACCGCATCCATGACATCATCATTCTTCCCTCTTGGATAAGATAAGAACTCTTGTTGAGCTGGCAAATCCTGGGGTCTGAAATAAAATTGACCCTTAGCAAAGATGGGTACTAATGATAACAGTCTTTCACTCTTTCTGTTCCGTGGTTTTACACCTTTTTCTAACCCTGGTATATACAGATTCTTCTCTAACATCAATGCTCTAGTCGCACTCCTTAGAGCTTCCTGATATGCAACTGTCTCAATTTTCATTCTTTTTGGATGGAATCTTTCATAAATATCAATAATCTTTTGAGGTTGTCTCGCAGGATCGAGCCTTTCCCTAAAAATGTCGACAACATACTTGTTATTATCAGCATCAATAGCAATGGTAGCAATAACAAAATAGTCAGCACGGGCACTAAGGCTAGATGCAGGATCAACTCCAGTATAGAGTTCGACTGGTATAATTTTCTTCTCATCTCCCACCTCTCTTACCAAACAAGGTTGGCTATTAATTCTTTCGAAATCGTAATGATGTAATTTTATATAGTCTGGCTTAAACGGAGCATCATCTGGTGACTGAGCAATATTCATGTATTCCTGATAGAATCCATTAATATTACCAACACTCTCAAATTCACTCTTTATTTGTAATATCCTATCTTTGGGGAATCTCTCAGGCCATATGCTCATCTCATCATCATCCCAGATACTATACCACAGTGTCTCCCAAGCAGGACTATCCTTAGCCCAATATAAGAAACAATCCTCAGAAATAACAGTACCAATCATTATAATTCTTCCATCATCTGATAAGGAGGGGATCACAGCCTCTGTCATCCACTTTCTATTCTTTGTTCTCCCTTCAGGGGTGAAAGCATTCAATTCAGATTCGAAATCATCTACTATGATAACATTGGGCCTAGTGTCCCCCTCGATAAAACCACGCACCCTCTGTCCAGTACCCACCGCAACAATACGAGTTCCGTTTTTTAATATGATATCGGTTCCAGTCCATCTCCTGGCTGTTGTAGAACTATAGTCACCAAAGATTTGTCTAAAATTATCACTATGATCTAAGTGATATTTTATTCTGGATAAAAAGTTTATTGACTGAGCCTGAGATTCGGATACAACAACAATAAATAAATCTTCATCTGGCTTTTTGTAAGCTATTTTATAAAGAGGAAATATCAAGGAGCAGACAGTGCTTTTTGCAGTCCCCCTCGGTGCAGCAATCAAAACACGTTTTGTATCATCATTCTTAAGTTGCTTATATATATCCCTATGAAAAGGAGGAGTTTCCTTGGCGAGTGCTTTAGGAAAACAATACTTACCAAACCATCCCATATCTCTTTCAAATTCTTTTCTTTCTTTATCAAGAGCATAAGCGGCCTCATAATCACCGTTTTTTCCCAGACCTTTTTGAATTATAGCTTCCATTACGCTTCTTCTTTTTTACTCTCTTTTTCTTCTTTTGTTGTCTCTGCCAGCTCATTTGTTTCCTCCGTTTGCGTTGCTTTGAATAACTTTTTCTTTTCTTGGATATCGGCAAGTGTTGTCTCAACGGTAGAAGCTTCTATCTGCTGAGTGGTAATAATCTTACCCTTACCTTTCATGTCATTCATATCCATTAACTTATCTAATACAGATATAGCTATCTTGGGATCACCCTTCGGGCCCATATTATCGCCATCCCAATCCATTACTTTATCTAAAATAGCAGCTAATGCTCTTGCAGTATCAATTTTCCCTATTGGAAACTGCTCTACAATCTTATCTAGTTCATCCTTTGTCATTTTCCTGAATACCTCCGTTCTCATTGTTTTCTTTACCGCATACTTCTTTGAAGATGGTAAAATTCCAAATATTGTTCTTATAGCTACCTCTTTATTCATGCCTGGCTGGGCCATAAGGTATGCTAATTTTTGAAAGTCATCTCGACCTTTTATATATTTTCCTCGATTATTTTTCCCACTGATTGTGTAATTGTTTGAACGTCCTTCTGATCTTATCTTATCCCGATCATTATAAATAAAAGAGGGCCCCCAGGGATATTTGACGCTTATCCTCCCATTCTTTAACACAGAACGCCTCAGGCATTCAGCAACTTCATTGTCACTGGAAATACCGTACTCCCCTTTAGAAACCTCATATGGGTGTTTATATGACAAACCCAGTTCATCCGCTTCCTCCTTTGAATAAACTGGGTATTCTTTTCCTGATACTACTTCGTATCGCACAAATAAAGTTACTTGCCTCGTTGGGTATATGCACCACGCACAACCTTAGGGGCTGCTTTAGCTTTCTTTGCTGGTTTTTCTTCAGCTTTCTTCGCTTCTTTTTTCGCTTTTGCCATTTTTTACTCCTTACGTTTCCATTGCTCGTCTAATCCAACCAACAATAAAATCAGCTAGTTTAGGCTTTCTTTTTATTAGATCAGTATAGAATAAAATTCTATAGACCTTTAATCTAGATGCATCAATCTTCTTCGACTCTCGGATGGTATTCCTACCTATTAGGCCATCGACCACCAGTCCGCATCCCTTAGAATTACAAGCCTTCTGTAAAATCTTTACAGCTCTACGCTTACCCATATTCACAACCATGTCAAAATAGGTCTCTCTGAGACTGCTGGGAAGAGAAGAAGCCCTCGAAGGCTCCCAATAGCTATCTTTATATATCTCAATAGCTCTCTCTGTAGTGAGATTCTTTATATCCTCTTCAGGATGACTCCGTTTGGCAATACCATAATTAGTCTCACCACCAGGATCATTAGGATGATCTACATATCCACCTTCCCTGTCTAGAATCCCATGTACTAAATCTTCAAATTTCATTACTGTTGTCTCCCATTAATTCTTCCTTTTAAATATGCCAGATCATCGGTTACATCATTCAATTCTTTCACAATATCTTCTCGATGTCTCTGAGAGGTATCGTCAGATTTATTCCATCTATCAATTAATTTTACTACTATACCCTCAACATTCTCAGTTGTCGTCTCCATTTTTGCAATATGCTGCCGTATATTGTCTAAATCTTCATTTTGGAGCTTCTGGCTCTTGATAAGGTTCATAATCATCATTACAAATAATGATACTATTATGCCAATCGCACCGTATTCCATATACATTTCCATCATACCCATTTATCCTTGCATTCATAGTATTATTCATAGCCCAGACACCAAAAGGAAAAAGCAGAGGGGCCCCTCTAAAACGGAACTTCATCAACATCAGCACTCAAGCTCGCATTGTGCGAGATTTCGTCATTTTCAAAACTCTTAAAGAGCTCGACGACTCTATTGTAATGATCTTCTCTTCTTTTCTGAGCCATGAAACCCGTTATTTCTTCCATATCTTTGTAAATCTTTTGATAATTCAACGATTCATCGCTCTTAATATAGTCATTTATATCTAAACCAGACAATATTTTTCTCCTATTTTCCTTGACCCCTGTATCTCTTGATATATCGCTTCTTAGAGCCTTTATGACTATACTTCGTGTTCTTAGAACTCCCCTGTGAAGTCTTTTTTCCCCTCTTTTGAGGCTTGTATTCTACTATAGCTTGTCTCAAATATCTTCCAAACGCTTATCCTAAGAGAAATCATTTTATTTTACTTATAATTTATATAATAAAATACACTAGATGCAATAGTAAAGTAAACCTTTACACCTCTTTTGTTAAGTCTAGGTATTACCTCGTATAAGGGGAATAGGGAATTTTTTAAAAAAAATATTTTAGATCAAAGTACGGAATCCTAACATCTTCGTTTTACCAATTTTTTTTCTAGATTGGGAATGCGTGATATACAGGTTGCTACACCCCTTCGAAATTCACTGGGTGGGTTGCCTCCCAGGTTGAATTTCTTGTTGTGTTGAGCAAGTTGGCCCCCTACATACCTCTGCAAGAGGTTTGCAGTATCATAGACACATAGTATCTATGATTCTTCACAATCATCCATAAGGTGAACCATATGAATGAAACAGTTCAGACTAAAGATAACAACGTCGTAGACGATGCTACCTTTAGCAATACTGCAGCAGGCACCACCTTCCGTGGCGACTTTGAACCAGAGCGTGACCGCACTGGCAAGATTCTTTATACAAAGAACTTCAAAGTACGCACACTGCAAGTTGAGCGCACATTCCCAGCTGTTCTAACAGCTAAGACTGTTGCTAAGATTGCCAAAGCTTCTGAGAAGCTTGAGCAAACTCTCAACGTGCAGGAAGGTGTCGACTACCGCTTAAGTGGCGAACCCACACAGTACGAAGGTACTGATGAGTTACCACCAGCGATGGTCGCCTACTACAAGCCAATCGTCCTTAGGGACAGCATTAGCTTTTCGTAGCACCTGCGAGGAAATGAATAGTAGCGTAGCAAGCAACTGAAACTATTCATTTCCTTTTTTTATTGTGTGTATAGTAACAGGGTGCTATATTGTATAGTAGTCGTT